AGAAGAATCAACAACGGATGAAGTAGTTTCTGAAGAAGAAACAACTACTGATGAAGTAGTAGAGGAAGAAGAAGAAAAGATTGAGTATTCTGTCGAAGACGACATCAATGCTTTAATCGAAGGTGAAGAACTATCTGAATCCTTTAGAGAAAAAGCAGCAACTATTTTTGAAGCTGCAATTAATTCCAAAGTAAAAGGAATTAAAGAGGAGTTAACTGCTTCCTATGAAGAAAAACTCATAGAAGAAGTTGCTTCAATTAAAGAAGAATTAAAAGACCGTGTTGACTCATACCTTGAGTATGTGGCTGACGAGTGGATTGCAGAAAATCAACTTGCAGTTGAATCTGGTCTTAAAGAAGAAATGACTGAATCATTCATATCTGGAATGAAGAGTCTATTTGAAGAACATTATGTAACAATCCCTGAAGAAAAATACGATGTCATCGAGAGCATGGTAGATAAACTTGATGAAATGGAAGGTAAACTCAACGAGCAAATCGAAAAGAATGTTGCTCTTAATAAGAGATTAGCCGAATCGGTATCCGATGTAGTATTTGCAGAAGTAACTGATGGACTTGCCCAAACACAAAAGGACAAGTTGGCTGGTTTAGTAGACAATGTTGAGTTTGAAAGTGAAACAGCATACCGTGAGAAGCTAGAAACGTTGAAGGAATCTTATTTCCCAACAAAAGTAGCTCAAAGAAACACAACAGAGAATCTAACAGAAGAGACAGGTTCCACAGATTACACATCTAGTGTTAGTCCATCTATGGAAGCATATCTTAAGACTCTGACTAGAGTTTCTAAAAAATGATTTTTATATCATAAATTCAAACTAAACTTCAAAAGAGGTAAAATTTCAAATGCAAGCCCCTATTAACACTGAGGCTTTACAAGAGAAATGGGGACCACTACTAAACGCAGAAGGACAGGAAAAAATTACTGATCCTCATCGTAAGATGGTTACAGCAGTTCTCTTGGAAAACCAAGAAAAAGCATTAAGGGAAGAAAGGGAATTCTTAACAGAACAACCTACAATGAACACAGATCCATCTGCAACAGGAAATCCTGGTTTCAGTGGTTCAGGTGCTTCACCCGTCGCAGGTTTCGATCCTGTACTTATTAGCCTAATTCGTCGTGCAATGCCTAACTTAGTGGCATACGACCTTGCAGGTGTACAACCAATGAATGGTCCAACAGGACTTATATTCGCAATGAGATCTCGTCTTGAAGGTCCATCTGGAGATGAGACATTCTACAACGAGGTAGATTCTGCATTCTCTGGTCAGAACGAAGGCAGAACAAACACAGCTGGAATGGTTGACAGCGACACTGGTATTGGTACTACTGCTCAGTCAGGATCTAATCCAGGTCTACTTAACCCTGTATCCTCAGCTACTGGAACAACTTATAACGTTGGTACAGGTATGGGTACAAAGGAATCAGAAACACTTGATGGTACAGGTGCAGCTGCATTCCACCAAATGGCATTCTCAATTGAGAAGGTTACAGTTACTGCGAAGTCCAGAGCACTAAAAGCAGAGTACAGTTTAGAATTAGCTCAAGACCTTAAAGCAATCCACGGATTGAATGCAGAGGCAGAGTTAGCAAACATTCTATCAACTGAGATTCTTGCTGAAATCAACAGAGAAGTTATTAGAACAATCTATAACGTAGCAGAACCAGGTGCTGCTGTTAATACAGCAACAAGTGGTACTTTCGACTTAGACGTTGACTCTAACGGAAGATGGTCTGTTGAGAAGTTCAAAGGTTTGATCTTCCAAATCGAAAGAGATGCGAACGCAATCGCACAAAGAACTCGTCGTGGAAAGGGTAACATGATCCTATGTTCCGCAGACGTTGCTTCAGCATTAACAATGGCTGGTGTACTTGATTACACTCCTGCACTTAATGCAAACTTAAACGTAGATGACACAGGAAACACATTTGCTGGTGTTCTTGCTGGTAAGTTCCGTGTATACATTGATCCATTTGCTGCTAACTTAGCTGCTGATCAGTACTACGTTGCAGGTTACAAGGGTACATCTCCTTACGACGCTGGACTGTTTTACTGCCCATACGTTCCTCTACAGATGGTTCGTGCAGTTGGTCAGGACACATTCCAACCAAAAATCGGGTTTAAGACTCGTTACGGTATCGTTGCAAACCCATTTGCAGAAGGTACTACAGTTGGAGCAGGTGCACTTACAGTTAATGCTAACCGCTACTACAGAAGAGTTAAGGTTCAGAACCTTATGTAATTCATATTACATATCTTTTCAAGAGACCCCAAAAGGGTCTCTTTTTTTGTCAATGTTTGGAAACCTAAATAATGTTACAGGAGGTTAAGACAGATGTTACACTTATTAGGTAAAGGAATAATGCCAGAATGGAATGATGAGAAGCACGACAGGGATGAGGTCTTTGCTTTTCTGTGTTACCGTGGAATTCACTATGCAAAAACTGTTTACATAGATTTCACGATGGAAGGTCCATCTTGGTTTCTAAAAAATCCTAGAAAGGGGGAGTGATCCTCCTTTTTTTGTCTAAATAGAAATAAAACTAGTCCAATGAAACGTTCACCTAGAGAGATTAAAGAGGCGAAAAAGGCATATGATAAGGTTGTCGATCATTTGATCACAGAAGATTATGCTAAAACTAAAGAAGATGCCGATCAAATTATTAGTGGAATGAGTGAAGACTGGTATTACATGATTCTACAGAGTTAATGGCGACCAACCCATATACTAATCAAATACAGAATAGGAATTTTCTATCACCGATAGGATTTAAATTTTCTTTGGGAAAAACACCCAAGGTTGATTTTTTCTGTACAAATACTAGAATACCTGAGTTATCACTAGGTTTAGCAAAACAACCATCATATCTAAAAGATTTAGATATACCTGGTGAGAAACTTACTTTTGGAGACTTAACTCTAAGGTTTCTTGTAGATGAGAATATGGAAAATTATATGGCGATTCATAATTGGTTAACAGGACTAGGTTTTCCAGAGACCACTCAAGACTATGCAGATTTGGTAAAACCTGTAACTGCTGAACCTAGAGAGGATATGAATCAATTTAGTGATGGTAAATTACATTTATTAAATAGTAATTTTAGAACTCAGACAATAGTTCATTTTAGAGATTTATTTCCAATATCATTGACTTCTTTGGATTTTGATGTTACACTAGATGATATACAGTATTTTACTGCAGAGGTTACATTTAAATATTCAATTTATTTTATTACAGGCAAGGATGGTAGAACTCGTCTATGAATCTTGAAAAAATTCAGGAGATGTGGCAGAATGATTCTGTTATAGATCCTGATAACTTACATGATGAATCACTAAAAATACCCCAACTACACTCAAAGTATTACACAGTTTATAATACTATTGTGTTGTTGAGGGAAAAGGCATTGGATACATATAAAAGAATAAAGTTAGAAAGATATAATTACTACACAGGAAAAGCACCAGCAGAGGTATATGCTGCTGAACCTTTTGCATATAAGGTTAGGGAGAAAGATGCAATACAAAGACATCTTGAAGCAGATGAAAAGTTAAGTCAAATAGATATGAAGATCAAGTATTATGATACCATGCTTAAGTTTTTAGAGGAGATTATAAAAGTTATATCAAATAGAACGTTCCAAATTAAGAATGCGATTGAGTGGAATAAATTTCAAGCAGGCTTTAATTGATAAATAGAATTGGAATGTTCTACATGAATGGAAAAACAGGTATCAGAAGGTTCACTTCATAAGTGGTTCAAAGGATCCAAATCTAAAGATGGTAAAGGTGGTTGGGTCAACGTAGTTACAGGTGGAACCTGTGCTAGTGATGAACCAGGTGAAGGAACTCCAAAATGTGTATCTTCCGCAAAGAGAGCAAGTATGACGAAGGCAGAAAGACTCTCTGCTGCAAGAAGAAAAAAGAAAGCTGATCCTGGTCAGCAGCAGAAAACTGGTGCTGCAAAACCAACTTACGTATCTACTGACAAAAAGAAAAAGAAAATGAAAGAATCTTATTCGAGATCACTCTCACCGTTAAGTGAAAAGGCACAAAAATGTTGGAAGGGTTATGAGAAAAAAGGCACCAAAAAAATGTTTGGTAAGACCTATAATAATTGCGTGAAGAAAGAAGAAGTAATTCTTGAAAGACAAAAAACAAATCAAGGTGAAAGACAATCAGAAGAACAACATCAATCTACCTACGGTAAAGCAACAGTAAGAAATAAAAGAAAGTTTGGTTTCTCAGGTGGTAATGCAATAAATGCACCTAAAGAAACAAGTAGAGGAACTCTGATTGATAAAAGAAGAGAAGAACATAAAGCAAAACGTGGTGTAAAGACCAAAGGTATGAAAGAGGCATACTCAGCAAATCCTGCACAACAGGCAGCAATTGCTATTGCTAAGAAGAAAAAGAAAGAAGATGATATGGTTGCTAAGAAAAAGAAACAGAAGATGTATGCTGGTTATGAACCAGAAGGTGAAACTATAGAAGAGGGAGATAAGAAAGGCAAAGGTAGTGGAACAAAAGATGCTTGTTACCATAAGGTAAAGTCAAGATACTCAGTATGGCCAAGTGCGTATGCATCAGGTGCATTAGTTAAGTGTCGTAAAGTAGGTGCTGCTAACTGGGGTAACAGTAGAAAGAAGAGTTTGTAAAGGATGGAATCTCATTTCAACAGTTTCAGGAAAAGTGTTGGAAAGGTTATGAAAAAAAAGGTATGAAAACGATGTTTGGTAAGAGGTATCCAAACTGCGTAAAAAAGACTAAAAAGGAGGAGCTAGAGGTCGAAGCTTCTTCTTTAGATGAGAAACTAGTTCACGGTAACTTTGGTAATTATATCAATGGTCAAAAACTACC